ATGCGCGTGGCAAACAGGATGACTGACAAGCGTTTGAAAGCCCTGACGGCTGACGCTTCATGCGGGATTGTCCCCGGGCTTTATGTTGGAGTCAGGAAGCTCAAGGACGGGACATATGCCCGTTATTTCCTGCTTCGGGATCGTGGTTTGAAGCGGGTCTTTACTCTCGGGAAGTATCCCGAAATGTCACTCGCTGAGGCCTTCGAGAAGGGGCTCAGATGGAGGAAACTGATAGCGGAAGGGATTGACCCATCTGAGCAGGAGAAAGCGGCCAGAGACGCGCTACGCCCCTCCCCGGCACCTCAAAAAGAGGAGGACGCACTAACCTTTGAAAAACTTATCTGGAAGTGGATTGAGTTCAACACAAAGAGGGGGAGGTGGAAAAACGCTGAAAAATCCCGCGATCTGGTTTGGGATGGCTTTTTCAGGAATCACATCCCTAAAGAAATCAGAGACTGCCCGGTTGTAGACCTGAAACCTCAGATGTTCTGTGATGCCCTGGGGGAAAAGTGGGGAACCATGATTGACACGCCCGAAAGGATCCTTAGCGACGCTAAAAGAGCGATTGATTGGGCAATACGCTCGGAGATGATCCCGCCGATGGTTAACCCGTGCCAGGTGGTGGACGGGCGTTTAGGGGATTTGCTGCCACTAAATCGACCGGAAGGCGGGCACGAGCCGGCACTGCCGCCGAAACGTATGCCGGCTTTCTTTAAGGCCCTTATGCAGCTTGTCCCGGTTAGCCAGACGGCCCGCTGTCTTGCATTCGCGATCCTTACTTCAGCGCGCAACACAACAGCGCGTGAAGCAACATGGGGGGAAATCCAGCAGGATGATGATGGGAGGTGGCTGCACGTTATTCCTCGTGCCCGCATGAAGGTGAAGAGCGAAAAGATTCCCTTTGACCGCAAAACACCGCTTTGCCTAGAAGCCGTTCAGCTGCTGGAATCAGCCCCACGGGTAGGGGGATCTCCAGATTCCTATATTTTCCCCAATGTGAACAAGGGGAGAAATTCTCCTTTTTCCCGTGATTCTGTCCGGGCGCTGATTAAGCGCATGCACGACAAACAGAAAAGAATTGACGGGATTGGCTGGGTAGACCCCGATCAGTTCCATGCGAAGACCGGCAAACCCCGTATAGTGACCCTCCACGGGCTCGCGCGGGCAACTTTCAATACCTGGGCCAAGGATGCCAAGGGATACTCCCACAAGCCGTTTTCGCGCGATCTGAGAGAAAGCTGCTTGGATCACCGCAACGAGTCCTACCAGTGCGCGTACGATCGGGAGCAGGCTCTGGGTGATATGCGTGAGGTCTACGATGCTTGGGGAAAATTCTGCATGTCATTGGTTCATGTCGGATAAACAGGCAGTGCTATAAGCTTTAGGAGGGCTTCGCCATGGGAAATTCTTTAAGTTCAGGGACGATCGAAATCAACAATTTTGAGGAGTTGTTGGAATTTGCTGAAGCCGGCGTTAAACCAGGCCAAAAACAGCTTAAGCTATCTCCAGAACTTGGAGTACTGGTTATCCACGTAGAAGGAGAAGGTTACGGGAATTTCATCCCTGGAGAACAATTACGGTCTCTGTGGCAAATCCAAGAAGATTTTTTCAGATTAGCGGCTTACGCTTTGCACGGAACGACCGATATTAGGACATTAACCCCAGATGAACGGCAACTTTTCGAAATAAAGCTAACAACTAAAGATGGCAGCTGGTTAGAAAATATTCCGACATCTGAATTTTGGAATGCAATTTTTGCTAATACGGTTGGGAAAATGGACGGTGGACAAATCGAAGTAACGATTGCTATATGTGTTTTTCTTGTTTCTGGGGTTTTAATCTACAAATCGAGAGATAAGAGGCTCGTAGCTATCGAACAGGAAAAAACAAAGCAAAGTGAGTTTAATGCTTTGTCTGCGACTATAGCCAAAGGGCAGGAATTGCTGGCCGGTGGGAAATCTAATCCATATATCGAGAGAACGGGACAAGCCATTGATGATGCCGCGATTGGAATTGCCAAGCGCAGCCGCGGGGCTAATTCAATTTCTGTTGCGGGTAGAAAGCTGAACAAAGAGGAAATCGAACAATTGAAGTCAAGGAGCAAAACAGAAAGAGAAGAACCGTCCAGTGTTAGCTCAGTCTTTAATATTTTGGCGGTGGATAAATCCACTGATGTTTGGGTGATAAAGGTTCAGGACGTAGATGGCTTGGCGGATCAACCTATGCTTGTACGGCTATCCCCCGAAGCGATAAATGATGAGAGCGATGAAGGGAGGTTGGCCCAGGAAATAATCAATGATGCCTTTTATAAGGGCAATAAAGTAAATCTTGAAATCCTTCTTAGGAAAAAACAGAATTTGTTGATCAATGCTTCCGAGTATATCCAGGAGGGAGAATAGCAACATTGCCTTCCCAGAATAGGGCAAAGGATTGCCACGGGGTTCTAACCCCGTGACTACTTCGTTAGAAGCGAGGGTTACCGATGACTGTCCCAGAACTTGTAGCATGATAGGTCTTTTACGGGATATCCCTGCCGCGCCAAGGCTGCTTCAACAACCGAGAGGTTCATGCTGGTAACCGCTTCCCAGAATCGAGGAGCTATCGGTGACTTAACAAGGCAGAGTAAGCGAAATACCATCTCAAGTTCAGGCCTAAATAAATATCTCCAGTAGTAGATGAAGCTTCTGATGCTTTCTGCGGTACCCTTTTCAAGAATAATTGCTCCTTTCGGGATTCCAGGGGCTGGTAGCGCGGGGAGCTTTACCTCGCAGGTTGCGATGAAGTCGAGCGCGGTCTGAAGATCCTCGCTTCGGATCTGGTCATACTTCGCAACCTGAAAGCGAGCGTAGAGTGCGTGGTAGATCGTCTGGTAAGCGACAGCGCTCTTCTTTGCGCGCGCCGAGATTGCCTTGCGGATCTGAAGCTGCTCCGCGGGGGTGAGGGTGGCTGCTGAGTAGCTCCCGGTCTTGCGGATAGCGGGCAAGATCTCGTTTGTCACCTTAACTCGGAATCGATAGGCAGGAGTGCCCTCTTTGACTGCGTCGCGGCTTCTAAGAATCAATGTGTAAAGCCCGCTTTCATTGACTACGTTAACATCGGGTTTACCCGCCCCTAAGTTTAACTTAGCCCTCTCAAACGGTGCCAAAGAAGCAATGGCCATTGATGGATTGGTTAAGTTCAGCGCATTGCAGATATCAGCAGCAACAAACAGGGGAGAAACGGAATCGCCAAATACGCGAATAGAGGCGCCTTCAAAAATGAAGGTAGTAAGGGGATTAGACATGTATGTCTCCTATCAAGGGCTTGATCCTCGCACCACTTGCTACAGTGGCGAGCGAGGTCTGGCGGGGTAGCAAACCGGCGATAGGTCCCGGCCACTCCGAAGAGTGCCCGCCAGCCTCACTCATAAAAAGGAGACCTGCACGCATAAAAAAGCCGCTAAGATTTTGGCGGCTATGCGCCTATCTGAACCGGGTTGCTACACCCGCGTCCGGAATCCCGGACAGGGGAAATATACCATATTGAAGATATTGCTGTTGAGCTTTACGCGGTTCCCCAAAACTCACGCAGAGACTCCCGTACCGACGGATTTCACCCACTTTCTGATATCGTCTACCTTGAACCTCGTGCACTTTGGGCTGAGGCGCACGGGCTGAGGGAACGAGGGATCTTCCTTCACCTTTTTCCACACGGTGCTTTCCCCAATTGAGAGCATGGCCGCGGCTTCTTTCACATCTACCATCAGTAACCCCAGCGGGGGGATTGTTCTGCCACGCTTCCTCATTTCTCACTCTCCTGTTCATCTATTGCTTTATCTATAGCGGCCAAAGCTTCCTCCCCATATCCGGACACAAAAAGCTTGATTGCTTTTGAGATTTCTTTGGCTCCAGGACCGCTGATCGCATTAGCGTTTTCACAAGTCATTCTGTATTCCTTATGGTAAAGATCGCGCGAGCCTATCGGGTAGTTATGCTCCAGGAGCCATATCAGATACCAGCGCGCCTTTTTCAGGTCATCAACTGCATTCCCCTTATATGGGGCGCGCATCAGGTACTTCACAACGTTCCCAGAACAGAAATCCCGATCAGCAACGATCTCGACGACTTCGTGCGGCAGCTGGTTGTAGTGCGCCGGGTGATTGATTTTTTCTTCAGGCATAGTGGATCTCCTTCCCCTTAAGCCCCAGCATCCCGTCCAGTTCGGCTTCAGCCTTATCGAAAACCCAGAGGTTCCGAGACTCCTGGCTGTGGCAGGTGTTGACTTCATGTGGTTGATAGACCGAGGTGATAGCCTCAAAAAGCTGAAGCATCAGGTGTTTGCATCGCTTCAGCTGCGGGTAAAGGATCCTCTTGTGATCCAGCCAGCAGTTAAACGCCGCCTGCAGGCACTTATTCGCCTCAGCGATCACCTCCCGGTATTCATCCCGCTCGATGAGAAGATTCCCAAGCACCCACGCCATGACGAGCTGATCCTTGGTTCTCCCGAAAAGCCTTTTCATGTAAGGATCCTCCCCTTTGCTCCAGTAGATCGCGTCCAGGGGGAAGAGGAAGTCCTGCGCGAAATCATTCAGCATGTCAGGCGTCCAGTCCTCACCGCGGATCAGGAAACTGCAATGTTTCTCAGCGCTCGCCCAGGTGACTTTATGGTGGTGCTTCTTTCGAGGCTTCTTACTGGCGGGCATTTCCGCTCTCCTTAAGGCCTTTGCCCTCAGAGGGGAAGAAGTCCTCCGCCTGATCAATCAGAGCCTTCAGCCGCTCGCACGTCTCTTTATCTTTCAGCACGTAATCACCCTGCAGTGTGTTGAAAGCCCCAACACGGATCAGCAGTTTAGGGTTGCCATTTCCGATTTCAATTGAGAATTTCGCTTCACACATTTTGTTCTCTCCTCTCTCCAAGATTCATGAGCTTCCTATATTGGCTGTCGACCTCCGCGAGGAATACCCGACAAGCCTCAAGCGTCCCCGCAAGATGTTCGGGGGCGGGTTCATATCTCCGGATAAAAAGCGTGAGCTCCGGATTCTTTGCCTCAAGCCGCGGGTCATAGTCAACATAGTCGCACCATTTCCTGCCGGTACAGATTAACTGCACGTCCATCTGCAGGAGATACTCTGGCGCTGGGACCCCAGCCGCTATGCGGCGAAGGTGGGTTACAGTCTGCGGGCACTTGATTTCTACAAGCCCATCCGAGCCGACCAAGCCATCCGGAGACGCTCCAAACCAAGGAATATCCGGGTGCGGGATGAAGCCCACCAGATCCACCATCTCGCCTGTAGCCGCTTCATACGCCTCGCGCGCCTCAGCTTCATGATCGATTCCCCACTGCATCGCCCAGGTTGTCCCGGAACTCTGCGCAACCCCAGTTGCCCGTTCCGCGATCAGTGTATCAATCAGATCCTGCCTGGATTTGAGCGGTTTCCCGGTCTTCGCCGATATCGCCAGCGCGTCAGCCGCGCGGGATGCCGTGAGACAGCCGCAACGGTCTGAGAACCACTTCGCGGTTCGCTGGAGTGGGTTTGCGTCTCCGTGGCTAAGTGATTCAGCCTGCATTTCCTTCTCCTCCTTCAGCAAATGCCTTCAGTTTTTCGTGCTCGCCTGACGAGACGAGGCTCTTTCTCTCAGTTTGAGAGACACTCTTGAAGAAAGTTCTGTATGCCTCAAGGCCGCTCATAGCGGCGTCACGGGCACGGTCCAGTAAATCCTGCGAGACCGGCGCCGCGGCTATCTCGGTTCCCTGTTCGGCGTCAGGGTCTGGCATGCCGATAACCGGGATGCAGAAGGTCTGGAACATCGCGCTCTTAAACGCGTAGCTCATCGCCTTGCCGCTTGCCTTGTCGCTGCTGTCAAGCCCTTCTCCGAGCGCCTGTGCGGTAAAGGAGCTCCCGTCTTCAGTGCTTACAAAACGATATGTAATCGTTGTCCGAACAAGGCGCTGCACACCGCCGCCCCGAGTGCTGACGGACTGCTCCGGTTCCTGGTCAATTCGCTCTGGGTAGATGATCAGATGATGCTGATACAGAAGCGGGTTTAAAGCCGCCAGCACATCTTCAATCGAGCGGTATGAGAACCGCAGCCCTTGAGAGGATCGCTTCCCGATGCCGGCTCTGCCAAGATCGCGGGCGACTTCCAGCACCGCACCGTATACCTTTGCCGTGCCTTCCATCTCACGCTCCTTTCCTAAAAATCAGTGTTACATAGTTCATTTGAGTTCCTTTTCTCCCAGGTGGGATGATTGAGTTTGAGCGAACCTGGTAAACGCTCATCACTCAACCATCCCTTAGGAGAATTGAAATGACCAAGTTTTCAAAAGAAGAGGCTTTCCAGCTCCTTCTTGAGGGCATTAGAAGCGGCTCGATCAACTTTCCGTTCCTCCAGAAGTTCAATGAGGAAGAGGCAGAAAAGATCATCAAAGCCGTTTACGACAGAAACAAAATGAGCATTGCTGAGGGATCTCTTTCTCAGAAGATCCCGGAGGCCATGAGCTTCTATGGCAGAGCGGACGCCATTTATATCCGAAGCCTGATTGACGCCCTCACTATGGATCTCGGGAATTAAGAAACTTCCAAGAGGTTGCCTGGAATATTCTTCCGGTAACCTCTGCTGTAAACGGCCAAGCAAATCTGAGCACTCATCCATGAGTTCTCCAGGAGTAAATTTGCCTGCCCTGGCCTTCAGCCATTCCGACCAGATCTGCCTGGCAGTCTCGGCTGTTAACTTTTTGTCTTCCATCTCACACCTCCTTCTTTGGAAGTTTTCCTCCAAAAAAATCCGCCTGACTTGCGCCTGGCGGATCTGATATAAAACTCTAAAAAGTTATTTCTTCAATCTCTTCTTTTCTTTTGGCCTTGCTAAAAAACGTGACAGTTTGTCACGGTTTCGTTCCCTTCTGTTGGCGTTTTGCCCTCCCTGCACTGGTGGAACCTGCCCCAGGCCTATGGCTCAGAAGAGCTTCAGGAAGTTAGCCGCGTGAGGTCGTGCAGCTTGTCACTCGGGCTCCCCGGCATGCCGCTGCCGGATCAGAGCCGTCCGGGGAATTTCACCCCTTGAACTTGCCTTTATCGCAAGCCCTTATGTCTGGAGCGAATCCAGAGATAAAGGTTCGCTCGTGGCAGGGGGTCACGCCCCCGCAATTGCGCAGATTGCCCAGTACATCCAGCCGAGCACCGTTGCCGCCCCGATGAGTGCGAGGAACAGGGCTGTACCCAAGATGACGTTGTCTTTCATTTGCTTCCTCTTTCTTTTCAGGTCCCCCCGTGAGAAGATCGGAATGCGGTACCCACCAGTAACCGCGCATTCAAATCAACTCACAGGAGGAAACTCATGGATAAGCCATCAAACGCCTTTGCCACCGACGAGGCCGCCGACATCATCATCGCGGGGATTGAGAGAGGTGCTATCGGCTTTCCATTCCTTCAGGCGTTCAACCAGGAGAGATTCCAAAATAGTGTTAAAGGTGACCTCAAAGAGGTCCCCCCGGGGCAGGCCGATATCTTTGAACAGAAGGTAAATGAGGCAATACGTAACAAACTCCCGTCTATGCTTGGGTATCTGGCCAGAGCCGACGCTATGTACCTCCTTTGCCTCAGGCAGACGCTTATCACCGGGCTCACTGAGGAAGAAGCCGAGCGGGTCGTCAGCGCCGCCATCCACGGACTCATGTAACCCCTTAAGGACCGCGACTAGATTCCCTGTTACGGGGCCGAACCTGTTAAACGCTTCGGCTCCGTTTCTCAGCTCGGCTGCCCAAATATCCCGGGCGGCGTTTTTATCAAGCTTGACGGCTGTCATTCCTCACACTCCTTCTTAAATTCGTTGGCAAGAACCTCAACCCGGAGCGCCGCGAGCTTTGCGGCCTCTAAAATCTTTCTCACGTGGGTGGCTGAGTCTTTAGCCCAAAAATCTCCGTCGGCGTACCACCGTGCCTCGTAGCCAACTTGTTCGACTGCGAACTTCGTGTCGCGGATCAGCATTTCCAGCTTTTCTTTGTTCATGTCTTTTTCCATGTCTGTCTCCTGTTAATCGATCAGCTCGCACTCGGCTACGAACTTGCCCGGCAAGCAGATGCGGTACCCTCGTACCCTGGATTCGATCGCGGCATCCTTCATGTCGTCCCGGCTCACGAAGGCTTCAGCAACGCTGATCAAATCGCGGCTGGGCATGAGTTCCTTGCGGGTGATGGTTCCTTCGATATCCGCGAAATTGGATTTGATGCTGATTCGGTAGGTGTACATGAGGGCTCCTTGAACATTTCACCAAAGTGTTCTTAACTGCTAAATATATTAACCTAAGTTAATCAAAAAGTAAATAGCAGAGACGCAAAAACCTCCTCTTTTAGCAGAGGAGGTTAAGGGTGAAGTAAAAAAATCTTTTTTACATCAAAGATCAAGAAGCCTCATACTTTTGACCACTCGCCCAAGAAAGCGGACATTTCTGCCATCGCCGGAATGGACTTCGAACGGCGTATAAACCGGGTTAGAGCTTATGAAAATAAGTTTCCCTGGAGCCCGTTGCACTCGCTTTATAAATAGCTCTGAATCAATGAGAACCGCATAAATTCCATCACGGATTAGAGAAGTATCGGAGGTATCTAAAAATACGGCGTCCCCGTCTTCGATGTCTGGGGACATGGAATCGCCCAGTGATGAAATAATTTTTATATTCCCCGGTTTAAAGTATGAAAAATGCCGGCTGAACCACTCGGGAGACACAAGAAGCTGGCGGATTTGAGGAATTTCTTCAAAATTCTCTATACCAGTGCCGCATGAGCCTTTTATGTCAATGAGGTCCAATTTGATGGAATTTTTTATAGCGGCAGCCCCGACCCCGTCCATCAGCCACTCGGGAGAAACGTTAAGGATGCGGCACGTTTTAATGACGTCATCGTATCTGGGCGCCAGCGTTGCCCCGTCTAACCATTTCTTTATCCCCGCCGGGGATAGCCCAGTAGCTCGGACTAAATCAGCAGCCAAGACACCTTTTTCTTGCATCACTTGCTTTAGGCGATCATTCCAGCTAGTCATGTTTGCCTCTCTGTAAATATTAACTTAGGTTATGCTATTTCTTTCCTTTTGTGCTTTACTTTATTATTAACTTGAGTTAAATTATTAAAGAAGAAAATTCACTTTGGTGAGAATATGACTGAGTTAGACGAAAGGCGAAAACTCGCTTTTAGGGAAATAAGAGAGGAATTCAACTCACTTACAGAGATGAGCCGCGCTTTCGGGGTTTCTTTGCCTGCAGTCTGGAAGTGGAAGAAATTCGGCATCCCAGAGAGCCGGCTTCTGTACTTCCGGCTTAAGTATCCGAGGCTTCAAGCGTGGAAAGGGCTCCCGAGAGGCTTCTAAATGCACGGCTACAAAGCGACCGATTTTGCTTGGGAGGCGCCCGTGACCTCTTCGTCTGAACGCCTGGTGATTCTTGCCTTGGCGAAGTTTTCGGACGATGCCGGACGGTGCTTCCCGTCTGTAGAAAAGCTAACAGCGATTACGCACTTGAATCGCAAGACAGTTTTTTCAGCTCTGAAAGCTCTTTCCCAAAGCGGGGTGGTTTCAGCTCAAAAAAGTGAGAGAAACGCGAATCGGTACCAGCTTAATTACGCCCTCTGTCGTACCGAAAACGGTACTACCGAAAACGGTACTACCGAAAACGGTACTACCGAAAACGGTACGGCAGTAGTACCGAAAACGGGACAACCAGTAGTACCGAATTTGGGACACGAACAGATCAGTGAACATATCAATGAACAAATCAGGGGAGAGAATCCTCTTCCTCCCCCCTCGCCTGCGGCGAAGCGGGAGGCACAGACACACCGCTTCTCGCTATCCGAGATCCCGGATGCTTGGAAGGAATACATCGAAGCCGTACGTCCTGATTTGGATCCTAAGAAAGTCTTTACTGACTTCAGGTTCTACTGGGAGAACGGCAGAGGGTCCTCCACCAGAAGGTCAGACAGAGGCTGGACGCAAAGCTGGCAGACATGGGTAAGGAGAGAGAAAGAAGCACAAAGAAGGGAAGTGAGGCATCTGACTGCTGAAGAACGTCTGTTTGAGGAAATCTGAAATGCTGATCAGTCAGGCAATGGATGCTGAACCAATGGATTCTGTCGTGGTCTTCTTTCACTCAGAGACTCCAGATTTCCAAACGGTAGAGAAAAGCGAGTCCTTAGGAATAAAAGGTGTCGTAGACATCCTTCTTCAAGACCGTCTTTCTGTCATTAATTGGCAGAGGTTCATTAAAGGACGCATGGTACACGTTATGTACGACGGTGAAGAGGGGATGAAGAGAATGCTGGAAGCCAGAGAAGGAATCTTTTCAGGACTTCCTCTTATTGTCGTCTTTGCGGCTCATGGAGATACCAAGGCAGAGAGATACATCAGAAATTATGGAGGGGCAGTTTATGAACGCAGGTAATTTCCTTCTGAAGCCAGAAGACGTGAAAGGCTTTTGGTCAGGGAAGGACCCATCACCAGATATCGTCCTTGCCGCAACGATGCAGGCTGAACTTATGGAAGAGGTGGATCATCCTCTTAGGAACAGCGGGGTTAGTTGTCCTGTGATCCCGAGGTTCCAGATGAGACCAGGTGAACTCACTGTGTGGGCGGGAAATAACGGCGCCGGCAAGAGCGCTTTGATGTCCCAGGTCGCGCTTTCAATGATGATGAAGAAGCGCGCCGTGTGCCTTCTCTCCTTCGAGATGGCGCCGAAGGACACCGTGATGCAGATGGTTCGTATGGCTTACGGCCGCGGTCTCTCCATCGGGGAGTCCGGAAAGGTGGAGAAGTTCTTTGACTGGTGTGAGCGGCTTCTTTGGGTATACCGCAACCGCGGGGCGATCGATCCCGGGTATGCCCTTGACGCAGTGGCTTATGCCGCTGCTGTCAAACACTGCCGGCATGTCTTCGTTGATAACCTCATGATGCTGACGGGCGGGCACTCGAGCGATCAGCTCTTTCAGACTCAACGCCACATTACCGAGCAGCTGAAGCGGATCGCGGTTGAGACTGGTGTCCATGTCCACCTTGTAGCGCATCTCAGGAAAGCGAACGCCGATCATGACGAAGAAAAGCTTCCTGATCGCTACTCCATCTCAGGGTCTGCCGATATCAGCAATCTTGCCGATAACGTGGTGATTGTTTTCCGGAATTTCCCGAAGGAAAAGAAAGCGGTCGAGCTGAAGACAAAAAACGCCGGGTGGGATCAGGCGCCTGACACGGTACTGCTCCTCGATAAGCAGCGGAAGACCGGTGCGGTAGCGAAGCAGAAGCTTTGGTACGAAAAGTCGAGCGGGCAGTTCTGCCTTTCTCCTGAGCGCCAGCTCATGGAGCTGATGCCGAAGAATCTGAGCGGGGCAGATCTCGCCAGATCTCATCAGGCAGACGCTCTGAATGTGGCCGAGGAAGGTTGGCTTTGAGGGCATGAAGAAATGATTTCAAACAGATTTATCGCGGAGACTCTCTCGGGAGCGGTCGAGAAGCGGGATAAGGGAAGAGCCAAGCTCCGCGAAAAGCAGAAGAAGTACCGGGAGAGAGCCGCACGAGAGGCGGCGATGAAGGGAAAGGCTTCCTCTTTCTCTCATCCTAATTTAAACGCGCCAGGAGCTTCGAAATGAGATTTTCAGTACAGAAGGGCGGCGAGGGAGAAGAGAGGGCAGGAAGGCGCCTTCTCGCCCCGGGAAACGGTATCAAAGGTAAGGATAGGAGTACGGCATGGCATCAGTAAATCGTGTGACCCTTCTGGGACGCCTGGGGAGAGACCCCAAGACGAGCGACGCGCAGGGGCTGGCAATCTGCCGCCTCGCGCTTGCCACTACCCGCCGATACAAGGGTCGGGATGGTGAAAAGAAAGAAGAGACCGAGTGGCATAACGTCGTGGTTTTTGGGAAAACGGCGGGAGTTGCTCAGCAGTATCTCGTGAAAGGCTCTGAGGTCTATATCGAGGGGCGGCTGCATACGCGGAAGTACACCGATAAGCAGGGAGTGGAGCGTTACGCGACAGAGGTTATCTGCGAGTCCCTGCAGCTGGGGGCAAAGCCTCAGGGAACGGTGCCTGCTGCGTCCACTACGACAGCCCAGTACGCCGCGGCGAAGGGGAGAGATCTCCCGCGGAACGCCGCATCTGTCCCTAACGAGGATGTCCCGTTTTGATGGAGTGTGAGATGTTCAAGGAAGGTTTGGAGTGGATGTTTCTTCTTTCGATTTTGCTAATTGCCATTGGTCAAATTGCTATTGATATTTCTTTTTTTATTTGATACGGCAGCTTAACTTGATTGGTCGACGGCTAAAGGCAGTATCAATTTTTATTTCAAAGCAATCTTTTGGAGGTGGTTCAATGAGGATAAAAATGTAAACAGGAGGTCTTCCTGGGACGAGATCTTTCATAACTTCTTGCTTAGATGCGAACGCCGTTTCTGGGCGAAGATCTTCTGGGTGTAGTTCTGGGAACGAGGCGTTCCCTAGGGCGACTGAATACCCGCGAATCTCAATTGATGTTGTCTGTTCAAAGAATGAGCCGGGCTGGAGTTTGATGCTGGCCGATACCCAATCTCCAACCTTGGCCATATTAACAGCGCTTATTAATGGTTCGGATCTTTTGTCTATTGCCGCGGCTCTTTGCATAGCGAGTTTGGAATATCTAACAGACATACACCCCGCTATGGCTGCTATAGCAGTTAAAGCAAACGACAGTAAGGAGAAAACGAATTCCATGGTATTCAAAGCAAAACATTTAAATTACGGGTTTTCTTCTCTGCGCGCGAAAGGCCGCTTGAAAAAGGGAGAATTAAACCGCACAGAGGAATCCTACGCTGGCTATCTCGAATCCGAGAAACAGAGCGGGAGAGTGGCTGACTACTGGTTCGAGTCTTTGAAACTGAAGGTCGCTGATGGCACTTGCTGGTACACACCGGACTTCATGGTTCTCCTGCCGGATGGGAGACTGGAGCTGCATGAGGTCAAGGGCAGCCCGCGAGTCTTCTTTGACGACGCGAAGTGCAAGGTCAAAGTGGTAGCGACTTCCTTCCCTTTCGCGATGAAGGTTGTCTATCCGCGCGCCAAAAAGAACGGCGGCGGATGGGATGTTGATGAGTTCTGACGGGAGAGATACGTGATCGAAGACCGGGATCTGAACGCAAGGCTTGAGAACTGGGCGAGAGTTTACAGGGACCGATCATGCTTACGCGCATCGTGGCTTGCGAAGATGATCGCCCTGTACGGAGCGGAAGGCAGGGGCATAGCGAACGAGTGTGAGAAAGATTGCAGCCCTGTAGATGTAAAAGACGCCGCCAGGGTTGAGCGAGCGCTGTGTTCTCCACTCTATCCGGAGAAGTACAGGCTTATGTTTTGCGCGCTCTACCTTCGCCCGTCTCTCTCGGTAGGAAGAATTGGCCGGGCGATGGGGCTAAGCAAAAGAAGGTTCGATGAGGAGATTCACAGCGCTTCGGTCATGCTTTCTAATATCCTGGAGTTTTACGCTCGGGATTGCTCTTGAAAAAATAAAATAATGGGATACAATTGGGGGTACCAGTAAGCGAAAGACGCAAGAAGTACGATTGGAGAGCCGGTTGGCTCTCTTGTTGTGCCCGAAAGAAACAGCGTGTAGGTACTGGTTAACTCCTCCGGATATACAACTCCATCCTCGGATCCGTACGCAGATCCGGGGATTTTTTTATGCGGGAGGCTTCGCGTAGAGAAAAACGAAAACAGCAGAAGAGGTGTGAAGGCTATCCTTAAGCTGGGCAAAGACTCCAGGGTTGAAATAGGCGGGGATCAAGTCCGAATTTTTGGGGAGGTTATGGTCAAAGGATCTGTGCTAGAAACCAAATCCTTGCCTAATTTCGGCTTGGAGCCCCTCAGGAAGGGCTGAAGATGGCTTTATTGCATATTTGCGCTTACCCAGGCTGTCAGGAAGCTATCCCTCTGTCTGATAAGTACTGTGCTCGCCATAAAGAGAAGGGCAAAGAACAGGCGGCAGAACGCGAAGCAAGGCGGAAGAGATTCAAAGGCTCCTCCGCTGAACGTGGCTATGGTTCTAAGTGGCGGAAGCGCAGAGCGGCATTCCTGAAAGAACACCCACTCTGTGAGGAGTGCCTGAAGCGTGGGCTGCTGGTTAAGGCAACTGATGTGGATCACATCATTCCGCATCGGGGGAACCAGAAGCTTATGTGGGATCAGAACAACTGGCAGGCGCTGTGCCATGCGTGCCACAGCCGTAAGACTGCCAGCGAGGATGGCGGCTTTAGGAATAAGGTGAAGCATGGTTAGAGACTGGGAACAGTTGCTACACGTTCTTGAAGACATAGAACGAGAGCGGGTCATTGATCGCCTGACGTCCATTGACGAAGCAGACGAGGATCTGTACTGCGGGCATCTTCTGCTGGCGGAAGACGCGGGGCTTATTGAAGGTCTCCATGTCCGTCGCCTTGAGGATGGAAGCTGGGGGTATGACAGAGAAACCTATCCGAGGCTGACCTTTGCCGGGCACGACATGCTTGACGCTCTCCGTTCCAGCAAGGTTTGGAGGGAAGTGAAGCGCACAGCTTCTGAGCTGATGGTGCCTATCTCTATGGAGCTGATCAAACACACGCTCACCAGCATGCTGAGCCAGCAAGCCCCGTGATTTAAGAGGGGGTGAGGCGGGTCAGATTTTGGACGCAAAAGCCCCTGAGACCGCGCCCTTCACCAATTTTTTACGCGTGCTTTTCAATTTTTGGATATGCCCAGGCTCAGAAAATCCGATGCGGAGAAATCGGCCAGAGGGACGCTGCAGAAATGCCGTTCTTCCAAGCCGTACCCGGTTTCGGGGAGTGTTTTATCTGAAGAACCTCCCGTCGGGATTCCGGGAGACGCAAAAGAGGTATGGGCGCTTGCGGTCAAGAACGCGCCGAAGGGGCGGCTGTCGGTTGTAGACGGGCCGGCGCTTGAGCAATGGTGCCGCACGTATGCTCTGTGGCGTCGGATGGCAAAAACGGTAGAGCATGGAGCCCTTTTTAATGAGGAAGAAACGACCGGGAGGAGGAAACTCAGCCCGGAGTTTCAAGCGATGCAGATTCTTGTCGGGACGCTGATCAAGCTTGAAAAAGAGCTTGGTTTTACCCCTGTCTCCCGCGCGCACGCGCCCGCGCAGGAAGAAGAGCTGCTAGAGAAAAATCCTTTTGAAGCCTGATGAAGAAACCCGATTACGTTGCCATAGCCAAGGAGTACATGAGCGGCGTATTGGATGGGAGTGTGCCCGCATATTCCTTTGTGAAGCAGGCAGTTCAGCGCCAGTTAAATGACCTGAAGAGATGGGGCGCCGAGGGTGGTGACTACTACTTTGACGAAAAAGAGGCTTCCCGGCCATGCTGGTTCATTGAGAATCTGACGCACACAAAGGGGGAGTTAGCGGGTAGGGCGATTCACCTAGAGCCATGGCAATGTTTTCTCCTGACTACCTTGTTTGGGTGGAAGGCGAAGGCGGGTAATCGGCGATTCCGGTCAGCCTATGTGGAAGTCGCGAGAGGGAACGGCAAGTCGACGCTTCTGTCGGGGATTGGGCTTTTCTGCCTTTGTGCGGATCACGAGCCCGGGGCAGAGGTGTATAGCTTCGCGACAACGCGGGAGCAGGCGAAAATCGTCTTTGGTGATGCGCAGACGATGGCGCGGGGTAATCGCGCGCTGCAGGAAGCGTATGGGCTGGAGGTTACTGCGCACGCACTGTATGTCCCCGCGACCAATTCAACCTTTCAGGCGAAGAGTGCGGAAGGGTCTACTTTGGATGGCCTGAACACGCATCTGGCCATTATTGACGAACTTCATGCGCATAAGAAGAGAGACGTTTTCGACGTTGTTGAGACATCGCTGGGGAAGCGCAGAAATTCGCTAATGGTTTCGATCACAACGGCAGGTGTTGACCGGACGGGGATTTGTTATGAGCAGCGCACGCTCGTAACAAAGATTCTTTCAGGGTCGCTTCAGGACGAATCCTATTTTGGGATCATCTACACGCTGGATCCGGATGATGACTGGAAGAGTGACGAGGCGCTGGCAAAAGCCAACCCGAACTGGGGGGTGTCTGTCCGGCCTGAGGTCATACGGGCATTGCAGGCAAAAGCGATCGCGACGCCCAGCGCTGAGAACAACTTCAAGACGAAGCATCTTGATGTCTGGTGCAACGCGGATGTCGGCTGGATGGACATGAAGGCGTGGGATGCCTGCGCGGATGAAAGTCTGGATGAGTCGGATTTTGACGGAGAGCCGTGCTGGCTGGGGCTTGACCTTGCGTCTACGAGCGACATGACGGCGAAGGTGAAGATTTTCCAGAGAAAGATTGATGGTTCCAGCCACTACTACCTGTTTGGGGATTATTGGCTCCCAAGAACGGCGATTGAACGAGGGGTGAATTCTCAATACCAGGGGTGGGAGTACTTGGGGTATCTCCATGTTTGTGAAGGTCCAGTGACGGATTTCGCCGAGATACGAGATTCAATCCTTGAGGATTGTGGGCGCTACTCCGTTCAATCAGTGGCTTATGACCCATTCCAGGCCGTACAGCTCTCGAAAGAACTCAGCGATGACGGCGTGCCTATGGTGCTTTGCAAACAGACCGTCGCGAACCTTTCCGATCCAATGAAGCAGTTTCAGGCATTGGTGCTTGATCATCGTCTGCATTTCAACGGAGACCCGGTTCTTACATGGATGGTAAGCAACGTGGTCTGTCATGTTGATGTCAAGGAGAACATTTATCCCAGGAAGGACGCTCCGGAGAACAAGATTGACGGGGTTGTAGCAGGGATCATGGCGCTCTCCCGGGCATTGCTGAATGACGAGCACCGGGCAATGGATTTGAATGAGTTTCTCAAATTATGAAGATATCCTCGATTTTTGGGTCTATTGCCCATATGGTGGGGTGGGGCTCACCTATCGGCGACGCGTCCGGGGTTCAGAACCGATTGCCAACGGGAGCAGCCGTCAGCGGTGTCCGTCCGATTCCGCCGGACCATGGCCTTCAGCTTTCGGCAGTATGGTCATGCGTCACTCTGCTTGCGGAAACAATAGCGTCTCTGCCCATTGTTGTTTATCGCAGAGATTCTGATGGGAATCGGGAGGAAGAACGGAATTGCCGAGTGTGGCAGGTGCTCCGCGCGCCAAATGCCAATATGACGCCGCATGATTTCTGGCTCGCGATGGGGCTGAATCGGTTCCTTCGAGGGAATGCGTATGCGCTCATTAAAAGGGACGGGGCGGGACAGCTTGTGAGTCTGACACCTCTTGCCGCTGACCAGATGGAGGTCGGCGTGGTAAATGGCGAGGTTGTCTATCAGTATTACAAGGACGGGAACCTCTACGAGTTCAGAGCCGACAAAATTCTGCATTGGAAGGGGCTGGGGAACGGCATTGTGGGGTTGTCTACGCTCGAGTATATGCAGGCAACCACGGCAGAGCTTGTGAATGCGCAGAAGAATGCCACAACGATGTACGGTAATGGCAACCAGCTGACCGGTCTGCTGATGATTGACCAGGATCTGACGGAAGACCAGATTCGGCAGCTGAGGGAGCGATATGGGAATCTCCCGCCGGTGACGGGGAATTCAAGCGATTGGCTTCATGTTCTTCCGGGGGATATGAAATATCAGCAGATCGCGATGTCGGCCGCTGATGCGCAGCTGCTGGAAACCCGGCAGTTTGGGATTGAGGAGATAGGTAGGTGGTTTGGTGTTCCCAGCGCGCTTCTTAATAGCTCTGGCGGTACGGCGGCAAGTGGGCTTGAGCAGATTATTGAAGGCTTTTATCGGTCGACGATTCAGCCGCTTTGCACTGGCCTTGAACAAACGCTTACGAAAACGCTGTTTACGGTTCTCGAAAGCGAGACGCTTAATTGCGAGTTCAAGATGAGCGCGCTTCAGAGAGCGAATATCGCCAGTCGGTATGACAGCTACAGCAAAGCACTCCAGAACGGTTTCATGACACGGAATGAGGTGAGGCGGCTCGAGAACCTTCCGGTTGTGGATGGCGCGGACGCGCTGACTGCCCAGAACAATCTTGTCCCGCTTGACAAGCTTGGGGAGCAGAAAAACACCAGCCAGACCCCGCTGGGGGAACCAATTAAGCAGTGAGGCGCATATGACGCAGATTATTGAAAAGACGCTTTCGCTCGATGATGTGGAACTGAAGACAGAAGGAGACGCGGGAGTTTTCCGCGGTTACGCCTCAAAGTTCAACGGCATTGACAGCTATGGTGACACCATTCTCCCCGGAGCCTATCAAAAGGTCCTGAGAGAGAAAATGCCGCCGATCTTCCTGAACCACAACACGATGGATCTCCCGATTGGTCGGTATACGGCGATGAAGGAGAACGCCCAGGGGCTTTATGTTGAAGGGAAGCTGACCCTTTCGATTCAAAAGGCCCGGGATGTCTATGAAGCGATGAGAGCGGGGACGATTGACGGGCTCTCCGTTGGGATCCTGCTTTCCAAACAGGACTATGACTGGAACGAGGACGGCGGGCGGAACATCAAATCAGTTTCCGGGCTGCGGGAAATTTCAGTCTGCACATTCCCCGCTGATGACCGGGCGCGTATTGGCCTGGTGAAGTGTGAAGACATTCAGGGAGCAATTTCTATTCGGGAGCTTGAAGAGAACCTGCGGGACGCAGGCCTGTCCAAAGCTCAGGCTCAGGCCTTTATTTCGAAGGCCAAAGAGCTGATTCTCAGCGAAAGGGATCAGAGGGATTCTGAGTCTGAAGCTGAAAAACAGGTACTGGCGAGACTTAAGACTATCGCCGGAAGGTTCTAACTATCAGAGGAACTGATATATGGCAACAGAAGAAATCAATACCGCTCTTGAGGCTCTTTCCAAGATTGACGCCTCTATCGCGGGCATGCAGGAATCCGTTAAGAAGGGCGAAGCCGCCCAGGCGGATGTTCAGAAGAAGATTGACGAGCTGGGAGAGAAGCAGGTGCTTTTTTCCCGCCAGCTGCTGGATATCCAGCAGAAAGCCCAGAAGGCAGAGGGTGCCGCCGATCTGGTGGATAAATCGATTGGGGCGCAGTTTGTAAACTCTGATTCCTATAAGCGCTTCAAGGGCACTTCGGGCGCTCGTTCCGCGTCGGCTGAGGTTTCGAATAAGTCGGCAGAGAATCCCGTCACTTCGGCTCAGGCAAAACTGGTTCCGTATCGTGTCCCGGGTATTGTCCCGCTTGACACTCGTGAGCTTACGATTGAGGGGCTCTTCCCGAGGATTCCGACTGCGGCTCAGACGATTGAGTACATGCGTGAGAAGACTTTCACGAATGGAGCCGCTACGGTTGCAGAGGCGGCGAAGAAGCCCTCCTCCTCTTTCGAGTTCGAACTGAAGCAGACCCCTGTTCAGGTGATCGCGCATTGGACCAAGATTACCCGTCAGCTTGCTGATGATGCTCCGGCCCTTCAGGCTTTCATCAACGCGCGCATGATCTACGGTGTGAATCTTGTGGCCGAAGATCAGCTGCTGACAGGGAATGGGACTTCTCCCAATCTGTCCGGCATTATGGCGGCGGGGAACTATACCGCTCAGAGCTTTAAGCTTGCCGACATTGGCGGCGCCGGCTCGACGATGCTTGACCTGCTCCGCGTGAGCTTCGCGACTATTAACGCCGCGGGCTTCCGCACAAGCGCGGTAGTGCTTAATCCGGTGGATTGAGCGGTTCTTCAGGGGCTGAAGGCGACGGATGGTGTGTATTTGCTTGGGTCTCCGGCTAACTCCTTCGCGTCGTCTTCGATCTGGGGAGTCCGCGTAGTTGAGTCTGCCGCTATGGCTAAGGGCAAGTTCCTTGCCGGCGACTTCGCCCGTGCCGCAACGGTCTATGACCGTATGTCTACGGTGGTCGACATTGCCGCGCAGAATGAGGATGACTTCATCAAGAACCTCTATACGATCCGCGCTGAACGTCGTCTTGCGCTTGCGGTTGAGCATTCCAACGCGGTTATCGGCGGCGCGCTCGCTGTTCCTTCGGCCTGATAAGCCATAACCGTTTGGTTTGACTGGGGCGGGAGAGGAAACTCTCCCGCTTTTTGTATGCGAATTGAATTTCTGAAAGACAGCCTTTCAATGATTGGGCGTCACAAGGCTGGAGATATTGAAGAGATTTATGACCCATATGCCATTGTTTTGGTTGAAGCCGGGCTGGCACGGGCGGCAAAAGCGCTCAAACCGGAGGGCAGACCGCGGAAGGCAGTGAAGAAGGGCGGGGAAAATGAGTGATGTTGTTGGCGCCGTAGATCTGGAGACAGCGAAGAAGCAGCTGCGTGTTGAGTACACCGAGGATGACGCCCTTATCACAGCATATATTGCCGCGGCTACCGCGCAGTGTGAGCAGATATGTGGGCGGGAGATCGTGAAGAGGACGGATAGCAACGCGCTGTGTGAGTCTGTGGATACCGTCCCCGCGGCAGTCAAAACATGGGTGCTTCTGACCGTAACGGATCTGTATGAGAAGCGGGGGGCGTCTGAGAGCCCAGTGGCTACCGGCCGGCGGTTTTATGATCATTTGCTGGATGGGTATAGAACTTTTTGAGGGGCGATATGCAGCTTCCGACGGTAGGCGAAATGAGAAGGCGGGTTGCGATTTATAACGTTGCGTTCTCTTCTTCGGGGGCTTCGGCGCTTTCAGAAAAGCGAGTATTGATGCTGGAAGCGTGGGCGAAGCACGAAATAGTGGGCGGGCAGAATTACTGGGACTCGGTGAATGTTGAAGAAACCGTGACAGATCGATTCATTATCCGGTACTCAAAGTCACTGCAGACGACCCCTCCAAGTCTGAAACGGATGATTGAGCTTGATTGCGATGGGATTACGTATCGCGTCCGGCGCGTCACTGACATGAATGGAGTGGGGAGATTTACCGCACTTGAATGTGAGGCACTCCATGGATAAAGCATCTGCGCTTGAGTTTTCGGTTCGGTTCCGGAAGCCCTTCCGTTTTGTCGATTTTGACACCAAGGTGCTGAAACGGTCATTCCGAAAGATAGGACAGAAAGTCCAGGGGATGGCCAAGAAGAACGTCAGTACCAGAGGAGTTTCGAAGGCGAATGAATTCCCGGGGATGAGTACGGGGAAACTCAGGAGCTCGATTAAGTACCGGGTGTCCCATTCAGGGTTTTCGGTTGGTGTCGCCAACTATATGACCAACAGCATTCGGGAGCGGGGAGCTTATTACCCCGCCTTTGTGTATTGGGGGCATAGAGCGCCGGGGGCGGACAGGAACGCGCTTCGTAAGCCGGACAGGCGCCAGCAGCACAAAAAGAGGCACGGGGAAAAGGTGGCGGCTCCTCGTAAAAATTGGATTGTTGAGGCGGCCAATCAATACGGGAATGAAGCGTATCAGAAAGATATGGCGGAAATTCTTGATGAGGCACTTAAGCCGGGGATCATATCGGGATGAAGCTTGCGACGATCATTTCAGCTCTTAGAGCTTACTGCCCGAGTTTTGAAGGGCGGGTTGGGGGCGCGGCGGAATACGCGGCCATTGATATTACCAATCTGCCGATGCCTTGCGCCTTTGTTTTGCCGGTATCTGAGATCGGGGAAGACATGGACAGCATGGGGACCGATTACCGACAGCGTGTCAAACAGATCTTTTGTGTTGTTATTTTGGTATCTACGGCTGATCAGGAACGAGGGCAGGATGCTTTTGACGCGATTGAAGATCTGAAGGCTGAGATTTTCAAAGCGATTCTAGGAACCTCAACCGCCGAGACGGATGAGATTGTCTATGAAGGCTATTCAGATCCGGATCTTAATCGGGCCCGGCTAGCGCTTCAGCTGTCTTTCTCTGTTTCTTACGACGTTGTTGACGCAGATACGGGGCATGGGCGGGAGCTTGATGGCTTGCCTGATTTGAAAGGTATTGATTCGAAAATTGATCCAGCCCCGGCGGACTGGGTTGATGCAGTAAGTTTTAAGGTTAATTTAGACAAAAAAGCGGGGTCTTAAATGGCAATTTCGTTTTCAAATATTCCCAGCGGGGTCAGAGTCCCGCTTTTTTATGCTGAGGTTGATAATTCCCAGGCGAATATCGGGTCAAACAACCTGAAAGCGCTTCTGATTGGGCAGAAGGTATCCAGTGGCAAGGCAGAAGACGGAGTCCCGGTTCTGGTTACCGGTGACAGCCAGGGGAAAGAGCTTTTTGACCATGGGTCGATGCTGGCGCGGATGAATTCAGCGTTCCGCGAGAATAACAGCGTTGGCGAAGTATGGGCTATTGCTGTCTCCGACCCGAAAGGCGGGAAGAAAGCATCAGGAACCCTCACTTTCTCTGGGACGGTCACGGCGGCGGGAACGGTTTACGTTTACATTGGGGCGGATTGCGTAGCTATTAATATCCCGAACTCCTCAGACGCTGCCGCAGTTGCGAAGGCGGTCACTGCGGGGATTAACGCCAAAACCGATTTGCCGGTAACGGCTGAAGCGTCAGAAGGCGTTGTCACGATCCAGGCAAAGAATACCGGCGCATATGGGAATGACATTGCTCTGCAGTTGAACTTCCAAGGATATGCGGCGGGGGAGGAACTGCCTGAAGGCATTGCGTGCGAAGTTGCCACTCTGTCAGGGGGATCGGGAGAGGTCGATCTGGAGGCAGTTATTACAGCCATGGGGGATGAATCGTATGATTTCATCGCCATGCCATACGCGGATGGAGCTCATATTGCGAGTTTCACCACGGAAATGAATGACAAAACCGGCAGGTGGAGCCCTACCCGGCAGATTTATGGGCATGTGTATACCGCGAAGCGTGATACCGTCAGTAATCTTCAGGCGTTTGGGAAAGGGCTTAATGACCAGCACTTAACGGTGATGGCCGTTGAGCCGAAATGCCCGAGTCTCGCGGTTGAGGTTCTTGGGGCGCTGGCCGGGAGCTGCCTCACGGCTATTCAGAATGATCCGGCGCGTCCGCTTCAGACGCTTGAACTGGTTGGGATTACGCCTTCTCCAATTGGGAAGAGATTTACCCTTACCGAGAAGCAGACACTGCTTACATCGGGAATCGCGACCAGTTATGTCGCGGGTGGGTATGTGAGAATTGAGCGCTGCATTACGACCTATCAGACAAATAGTCTGGGGGACGCTGACACCAGTTATCTTGACAGCAACACACTCCATTCTTTGGCTTACATCATTCGGCGCCTTAAGAGTGTTGTCACGTCTAAGTATCCGCGCTGCAAACTGGCGGATGACGGGACTCATTACGGCCCCGGCCAGGCGATTGTTACGCCTTCTGTAATCAAATCAGAAATTATCGCCATGTATTCCCGCCTGGAGACAGAGGGCATTGTCGAGAACGCGGAGGCATTTGCTGAAAACCTGATTGTTGAGAGAAACGCGTCAGACCCGAATCGGGTAGATGTACTCCTGCCGCCCGATCTTGTGAATCAGCTGCGGATTTTCGCGACACTGGTTCAGTTCCGTCTTCAGTACAACGAATGAGGATTTAGAAAATGGCTAAAGGCATTGCGGGTACGTGTTACCTGAAGGTTGACGGAGAGCAGCTTTCTGTCAGTTCCAATTCGATTTCCATTCAGTCCGCGGAGGTGAAGCGGGAGGCTGTTATGGGGTCTACCGGGCTTGCTGGATATTCGGAGGAAGCGGTTGCCCCGACTATTTCGGGGACATTCAATGTTACGGCGGATTTCCCGCTGAAGAAACTGTTGAATGGGACGGAGTTCACTGTCACCGCGGAACTGGTGACAGGGAAGGTTTACACGCTTTCTGACGCTTTTGTTTCCGGTGATGTGAGCTACAAAACCGGAGAAGGCACAATTGAGCTGACTTTTACCGGCGTTAAAGGAGCGTGGTCCTGATGGGAGCGGCAGAATTCAAACTTACGGCACCGATCAAGCGCGGCGAAGACACGATTGAAGTACTGGAGCTGCGCGAGCCGACCGCTAAGGATATCAAGGTGCTTGGCTTCCCGATTACCGGGGAGAAGCGTGTCGACGCGGCAGTTGTTTACGACTATATCGAGCGGCTGGCGGCTATTCCTCCGTCTACTGTGGATCAGATTTCGGCTTCTGATTTTATTGGGCTGATGGCGCTGGTCCTTGGTTTTTTCGGTGGTGCGCCGGAATAAGCGAGAAAGAGTTCAGGGGGCGGGTGTTCCAGCTGGCGCACTGGTGGGGCATCAACCCCTTTGAACTTGAAGAACGGCCTTTGTCTGACATCCAGGAACTGCTGTATCAGGCAAACGAGATTCACGAAGAGGAAGAACGATGGCGGCAACAAACAAAGTATTCTCGCTGAAAACTGTTCTTGCCTGCCAGGACGAAATATCCGAGAAACTGAAGAAAGTCAGGACGAATCTCAGGAGCCTTGATCAGGCTTTTGACAGAGTGAGCCGATCCGCTGGGGACGTTGCCGCAAAGGTTTTCGCGCCATTGATGGCAGTAGGCGGCGCGGGGCTGTTCTCTGTGGCTTCTTCTGTCCAGACGTTTATCGAGCTGGGAGACGCAATTGACAAGGCATCTCAGCGGGCAGGGGCAGGAACCGGAGCGCTGCAGAAGCTTCGGTTTGCCGCGAAACTTTCCGGGATGGAAGCCGAAGAAATGGATCGGGCGCTCTCCAAACTTTCTGGGGAGATGGGGAAGGCCGCGAGTGGGGAAAATAAAAAGCTTCCCCAACTGTTTTCTGATTTGGGCGTTTCATGGAAAGACGCAAAGGGCCACGTTAAAGATTCCGCAACGGTATTTCGGGAACTCTCTGAGGCGATCAAGGTTAATGAGAATCCCGCGGCAAGGCTGCAGATTCTTACGGACGTTTTTGGCGACAAGCTGGCCGCCAGGCTGATCCCTCTGATGAAGGACGGGGCGGCCGGGCTTGACGAAATGTCAAAGAAAGCTGAAGAGCTGGGGATTGTTGTCAGTTCTGATGACGTCAAGGCGGCAGCTGAGCTTGGCGACACAATGGATATTTTCCATATGTCACTTTCAGCTTTGCAGACGACCATTGGCGCACGGCTTGCCCCTGTCATCAAACGGGTGGTTGAACGTCTGGAAGATGTGATCGGGAGAAACAAAGAGCTGATCAGCCAGAAGATCGCGGAGGCTGTTCAGGCATTTTCTGACGCCTTGGAGCGCGTTCCCTGGGACACCGTCATTACAGTAATTTCATCGGTAATCAGCGCTTTTGGGTGGGTGTTTAACGCTATCGGCGGGGTGAACACGATTCTCGCTGTATTGGCGGGCGTGGGCATCGGGCGTTTTATCATGAGCGTCGCCCGGCTTGTCAGCGCGCTGAATGGGGTGAGAGTCGTTTTTATGGCGTCTTTCGGGCTCCCAGGGCTTCTTATCGCAGGGGCTGTTGCCGCGGTTGTGTATTTGGCGACTGTAATTTATCAGCACTGGGATGTCATTTCGGGGAAACTGCGCATACTCGCCGAAAAATTTTATGAGGTGGCGGGCCCGGTTATCCGTGTTTTGAAAACGGTATTTCTGGCCTTTGCAGGAGTGCTGGCTGTTTCCATAGGGACAACGATTGACGCCATTTCCGCGATCATACGCGGGCTTTCTCCGGTTATCAGAGTGATAGGCGGAGCGCTTGTGTTTTTGGCGGGGATGGTACGCGATGCTTTTGTCGCGCTTACGTTTCCTATTCGCGCGGCATGGGACGCCTTGAAACCTATCCTCCAGCCGATTTTTGACTGGATTATGTCGAAGCTTGATGCGCTGGCCAATCTGGCGCCGTCGTGGCTGAAAGATCTTGTCGGATGGAGCGGAGGAGGAACAGCACCTGCGCCCGCAGTCCCAGGAGTCCCTGCTACCGGTGGTTCTCCCTCATCTCCGGCCGCTGGAGTTGGCAGCATGACGATTCATGTGGTTGGGGAAAACGGGGCAAAGGCGAGAATCGATAATCTGGATGCCCGCAATATGAATATTTCGGCGGACGCGAAGAGTTATGACCCGGGAGATTCTTTCTAAATGACAGTATCATCGGCAGCAACAGAAGCGCAGAAAAATCTCATGGATGCGTCGTACCGCGGAGTTCCGTTCTATGTCACCAGTACAAAGCTGAAAGTGGGACGGCGAGTGGTGCTTTTTGAATACCCTCAGCAAGACAAACCTTTTGTAGAGGATCTAGGGCGGGCCGCTCGGATTGTAACGGTAGAGGCGTTCACGACCGGGAGGGATTATGTCGAGCGTATGAGCGCGCTGGTTAAGGCGCTCGAGACGCAGGGCGGGGGCGAACTGGTAGACCCGTGGGTAGGGAGGATGACAGCGACGCCTCAATCTGTCAGCCAGGTAACGTACACAACAAGGCTTCGGCTGGCGCAGATTTCAATCACGTTCGTGGAATCTGGTGAGCTGTCCTTCCCAACGGCCTCAATCAGTACGCATGACGATGTTTGTATTAAAGCGGATGGGATAGCTGAGGCGGCACAAAATTATGTGGGCACGGCAATTGACTTGTCAGGGGCCCAGGATTTTGTGGTCAGTAACATTGTGGGAAAGCTTGAGTCGGCCCTGAAAAATGAGGGGATACAATCGCTCGCCACGATGTTTAAGTTAGATAAGCTGGATGAACTGGCAAAGGTGGCCGCGACGGTTCTGACGACGGATCCGGGCGCTTTTGCGAGTACGCTTGTGAGTTCGCTTGGTCTTGGTTCTTTTGTAGAAACGGTGAGGGACTGGCGGCGGGTGGCTTATCTTGCCCAGGGGATTTCATATGGGGCGGATTTCAATGTAAGGGATTCGATCCTATACCCATCCGGGACGGCTGATTATGAAACCGCGAAGGCTGTTGAGGCTATTAACACGGGGATCCGGTTGATCAGTATCAGTAACGCCGTTGGGGCGGCAGGCAACATTGGGACGGGTCTTGATCGGGTAGATGAAACTCAGCCTTCCCAGGTGATGGCTTATGACGACATGATTGCGGTACGTGATAGCCTGCTTTCCGCGATTGATAATGAGATGCTGAAGGTGTCGGATGACAGCGTGTACTCAGCGCTTTCTTTGGCTTACTCGTCCGTGTGGAATGACATGACGGTCCGGGCAGAAAACAAAGCCCGGCTGATTGACTACACCCCCGAGGAGATCATGCCGGCGCTGGTGCTGGCTTATGATTACTACGGAGACGCCGCGCGGGATACTGAAATTGTTGAGCGTAACGGCATTCGAAGACCGGCGTTTGTCCCCGCGAAGCCCCTGAAACTTTTGAGTACTTAATTTTTCTTTTTAAGATCCCTCCCGGGCGGTAAGATGAAATGAGAAGCTTTTCTCTGCCTACGCAGAGGTGTTTCTGCTGATGGAGGGGAGCATGAGAAAGATTTTCGTATTGCTGTTAGGTTTGCTTGTGGCAATACCTGCCGTTTCGGCTGGTGGGAATTCTCCCGAGAGAAGGGCCTCCATTTCGTCGCCGGATAAGCCCCTGCATGGAGAAGCTACTGCTGCTTCCAGAAAAGGGAAGTTTGATAAAAACGGGGTTTATGTTTCCCCTAGCGGATATGTATTTAGGGCAGGGAAGGGGGGAACCGTCAGGTTGAGGGAGCCTATCCAAAAGGAAACACCACCTTCATTCCTTGACATGAGAAGGGTCGGGCGGAATGGTCTTGGGGATGTTTGGGAAGACACCAGGAATGGGCGCACCTACATATGCAATGAATCGGGGTGCCGATGAGACGGTAGTTAAGGAGGGGGATTAAGCGCTCTGGGAACAGGGCGCTTTTTTGTTATGGAACAAACGGTCGTAAAACTTCTGATTGGTGGTAAAGAATACCGCGCGTGGCAGCTTGTCAGCATATCTTCAAAGCTGCTGAGCTACGCGAGAGTGTTCAGAGTGGGTTTTACCCGTGAGTCAGCGGGGACTGGGATAGGAATTAAGATCGGCGATCTGGTGCGGGTAAAGATTGATGACGACCTGGTTTTGACCGGATACGTAACCAAGACAAATTTCTCGTATTCAGAAAAAGGCATCGAACTATCCATAGAAGGAGCGAGCAAAACCGTTGATCTTGCCGAAGGGTATATGGCAGTTCAGAGCGTTAAGCAATTCACGAATCTGACAGTGTCGCAGACGCTCCAGCTATTGGCAAAACCGTATGGAGTGTCGGTAGTCCGTCAGAAGGCAGGGAAAGACCCAAAAGCGTCGGTGGCTATTGCCGCCACAGATTCCATAAAAAAGATTTTGGATGGCGTGGTGAAGAAGCATACCCTCGTCATCACGGATAATGAAAGCGGCGATTTGGTAATGGCGAGCCCCGGCGGTGGTGGGCGCACCGCTGACTCTCTGGAGTTAGGGAAAAACGTCTTATCCGGGGACCAGACATTTGATTCTTCAAAACTGTTCAGCCGTTACTATGTGGTGGGGCAGCAGTCCAACTCGGGGAGCACTCATCCGGTTTCTGTGAATGGAGCGTTCAGGTACACGGAGGATAGTCAGGTACAGCGCCCCCGGTATTACGTAGAGAAGCTAAGTGGGTCTCCCACGGCCGCGGATCTCCAGCAAAGATCGGTTCTTTTGGCCGAGTACCGTCGCGGGCAGGCTCAGGCTTTGCACTACACCGTGCAGGGGTGGCGGCAAAGCGACGGCAGTCTGTGGAAGGTCAATCGGCTCTGCCGGGTTAAAGATTCTATTTTGGGGGTTGACGCTCAATATTTAATTACAGAGGTCAGCTTTACGAAAGATTCCGGAGGATCCAAAACCCAGCTGACGCTGATGCCGCCTGAAGCTTTCGTCATGATGAATGAATCTCCTGATGAGGCGATAGCAAAAAAAGCCACGAAGAAAGCGGCGGCAAAAACTGGTAGCAGCAGGAATTATGTGAAGGCGACGGTAGCTGATGCCGCATGGACGGGAAAGTAATGCTTGATGATATTAAAGACGCTATTTGGAATTTGATAGTCAGAGGGCGCCTGACAGGATCGGCCGGGAGGAAGAAGATGCGAACTATTCAGGCCGAGACAATGGCGGGAGACCTCCGGGATGATGTCGAGCATTTTGAGCCGTATGGGTTCACTTCTGAACCGAAGACCGGCGCTGAACCGCTTATTGTCGCTTTGGATGGGGACAGAGAGCATTCGATCGCGATTTGTGTCGCTGACCGCCGGTACAGGCTGACAGGCCTTACTTCCGGGGAGGTCGCTCTTTACGATGACCAGGGGCAGGAAGTCGTCCTGGCTCGGGAGGGGATAAGGATCCATACGGATAAAACTTTGGCCGTGGACGCCCCGGCGGCTGTATTTTCCGGGTCAGTCACAGTAGAGGGTGACATCGTGGGGAAGTCTCAGATTTATGACGCGAAGGGCAGGCTGCAATCGATCCGCGACACTTACAATAACCATACACATAACGGCGGCAGCTCCCCTGATCAAAAGATGTGAAGGGCACATCCGATCACTCTTGAGCTGATCAGGGTGGGATTAAAAGCTTTGGTCTAGCTACAACACAATTCAATAAACATAAACCCAGTCAGACGGGATTTCTGGCTGGGTTTTTTATGACCTCAGTAATGGTGAGGACACATGGAAATTATAGCCGTGCTCATCTTAAAACTACTGGATCCGGATCAAAAGATAAGGCTCTGGGGGCGAGCGCTTCCTTGGTTAAAGCTTTTTGTTGTATCAGAAATAATTTGTCGCTTGGGAGGGGGATGAAATATGCAGTTTTTCTTAAACGGCAGGCATCAGGCGACACTTTCAGACTTTGATACTGAGCCACTGGTTCGTTCCATCATCATCAGCCTTTTTTCCTGGAAGCGGGCTGGGGAAGATGATGTGCTGCCGGGGAAAAGCAGGATGGGGTGGTGGGCAGATTCATATAACGATGATGAGCCGCCAATAGGATCAAAACTCTGGCTGCTATCCAGAGAGGTACTGACCGACAGCACGCTGAAGCTTGCGAGGGAGTATGCCGAGGATGCACTTCAGTGGCTGGTCGATGACCATGTAGCGGAATCAGTAAGCGTTTCCGCGGAACGAGGCGGGGTGGAGCAGCTGAATCTGAATGTAGTCATAAAAAGACCTGATCAGGCAACACTTAACCTGCAGTTTCAGAACGTTTGGGGAAGTTGAAAATGCCATTTGAAAGACCGAATTTACAAACGCTGATTGACCGCATTGACGCGGAACTTGAGTCACGGTTATCAACTTCTCAGCTTCGCAGATCCAACGCGAAAGTGTATGCGCGTGTGCTTGCAGGGGTGAGCCATGAACTGCACGGCTTTATTGAGTTTTTAAGCCGACAGTTGTTTTTTGATACAGCAGAGGCGGAGTACCTTGACCGTTGGGCGTCTATTTACGGGCTTGTCCGCAAACAGCCCTCTCTGGCCAGCGGCACGGTGGTTTTTACAGTCCTGGAAGAGGGAGCCACGGTACCGGAGGGAACCTTGCTGCAGGCTGATAATGAGGCGGTATATGAAACGACATCCGCGGTCTCGGAAGGGAAAGCGTCGGTCAGAGCTTTGACTGCGGGGACGGCAGGCAATGTATCGGCGGGCGACACGTTAGTTCTTGTTTCTCCTATTGAAGGAATTTCCAGCGAATGCAAGACGGCAGAGGGCATTTCCGGAGGGGCCGACGAGGAAACGGACGAATCTTTGCGCGCGCGTCTGCTTTCGCGGGTAAGGGAGCCACCGCATGCCGGGACTACGGCCGATTACAAAGCGTGGGCACTTGAGATTGAGGGAGTAACCAGGGCTTGGGTGTACCCGCTTGAAGGAGGGCCGGGGACGGTGGTTATCCGTTTCGTATGCGATAACAGCAGCGACATTCTGCCCTCTGTAGAAATGATTAAGAAAGTGCAGGCATACATTGACTCTGTTCGCCCGGTCACGGCTAATGTCACCGTATCTGCACCGACCATTCAGGCAATTCCATTCACGATATCAGGGCTCGACCCTAACAATGACACGGTGAAAGCCGCGGTAAAAGCCTCTCTGGAGACACTGTTCAGGCAGGAAGGCGGACCGGGCGCAGTGATTTATTTGTCCCATATCCGAGCCGCTATTTCCGCGGCTGTCGGTGAGACAGATCACACGCTCGTCACACCGGCCGGGAATATAGCGCTAGGGAACAAGATTCTTCCCACTGTTGGAGAAATCACATGGCAGTAACCGCAGCTGAATATGACGCCAATATCAAAGCGCTGCTGCCTCCCGGGCCAGCGTGGCCTCGGGATGATACCGGTTCCGTAATGGCGATGCTGATTGAATGTTGGGCGGTGGAGTTTTCCCGTGTAGATTCGCAGGCAATGGCGCTCATTAATGAGGCGGATCCGCGGTTCTGTTCTGAGACATTTGAAGATTGGATCACCCAATGGGGGGTTCCTGATTCCTGCCTTGAGGCCTGGGGGTCGCTGCTTGCGGATGGGTTGACTGAAACCATTCTCCGGCAGGCCTTGCTGCAGAAAATCACAACAATCGGGTCACAGAGTCTTCAGTTTTTTGTTGATCTGGCAAAAACCTATGGATACAGCATCACGATTGACGAGTTGTTTAATCAAACGGTTTTAAGCACAGTTTTAACGCCGTTTGCGAGCGGGACGGGCTGGGCATCGCAGTGGAGAGTCCATGTTTACAAAAGTGCCGGCGCTACCGTTTCGAGGCATACGGCGATAGGGACAGCGGAAGAGGCGCTGGCCTGGTGGGGGGATTCTGTCATTGAATGCGTAATCCGGCATTACGCCCCAGCGCATACCAATGTAATTTTTGGGTATTTTGAGGATTAATAAATATGAAATCAGTCTATCAGTCCCGCGCGGTTTCCTATCCTCCGGAGCTGCCGAATTCTGCCTCTTCAGAGGGATATCCGACAAACGGCAGCCCTACGGGGGGTGTTCTTGCGACGGTGATTGGCGATTATTGGTACAACGCCGTTACCCAGGAGATCGTTAACGCGATCAAAGGGGGAGGGGTTACTCCCGACGCGGCGGATCTGACTCAGCTTGACGCCGCGATTAAAGTGCAGATCAGGACCGTGAATCAGGCTTTGTCTGATGTGGCGGCACAGATTCAGGCGAAAGTCTCACAGGTTGAAGTGGTCCCTTCCGGGATGATTATGTTTTTTCCGAAATCCACTCCCCCCAATGGGAACTGGCTGATCTGTGATGGGAGAGCCGTTAGCCGGACGGGGTATCCGAATCTATTTGCGATGATTGGGACGCAGTATGGGGCGGGGAATGGCTCCACAACTTTCAATGTCCCTTATTTGATAGATCGTACAGTTTGGGGCGGGACTTCGAACGTTGGCGCTTATCTTCAGCCTGGGCTCCCGAACATCACCGGCAGTTGGCGAGCGGCATATGAGGATCGTGATATAGGGACTGCCACTTCGACATCCGGGGCCGTGTCTGCTACTTTCGATCGCGGCTGGGGGTCACAGGAAATCTCCAGCGTCGGGTCTGGCGGGTCTATCGGCCGGTCAATTGATGCCAGTCGGTCAAGCCCGATTTACGGCCGGTCGAGCACAGTCCAGCCGCCGGCGCTTGTCCTGCTGCCCTGTATCCACATTTAGTTTCAGTACTAGAGGAGGTTCAGCGGCGAAAACAAACCCCGTTCAGACGGTTTCATCTGAGCGGGTCTTTTGTTATCGAGAAGAGCTGAAAGGTATTTTCTTTTAGGTGACACCATGAAATTTGAATTTTTAGCGGATGCTTCTGACACGCCGCCGAAGCGTCCCAGTAATCCGTCTGTTGGCTATCCATCCAATGGAGATCCTGTAACGGGGAAGCCGCCGACAACGCCCGGGGCATGGTTTTACTACATGCTGATGGTTGAATTCACTACTCTTATCGAGCAAAACGGGTTAGAGCCAAGCGCGGAGAATCTTCATCAGCTTGCGGATGTTTTTGCTGATTTCAAAGCAAGGGCATCAGCGGCGGAAGGCTTCGCAACGCAAGCCAAGGCGAGCGCTGACGCGGCTGCGGAAAGCGCGTCCGGGGTAGTGACAGAGACCGCCAGCAAAATCAAAGAAATTCAAGATGAGGGAAGTAAGCAGGTTTCTGCTGTCACCGCGGCAGGGGGTTCTGTTTCTGGCGATGTCGAGGCAGGCATAGCGAGCTTGCAGAAAAAGCTTGAGGAGCTGGTTGCCCAGCTGGATGCAGAAGGCGGTACAGAAGCCGCTTACGTTAAACAGCAGGCACAGGACATTCTCGACCAAATCACGGCAAGTGAAGCGAGCGCCAAAACGTCCGCGGATAAGGCTGCGGTTTCAGCCTCCTCTGCGACGACCACAATTTCTGAGGGGAAGCAAGCCATAACTGATCTTCAGGCGACGGCCGTAGCAGCGATTCAAACACAAAAAAATGAAGCGGTAGCGGCTGTGACAGCCACCCAATCCACAGCAACTGAGAGCGTAACGGCCGCGCAGGCTTCTTCTGTGTCCGCTGTGAAAGCTCAGGAAGCGGCGAGCATCCAGGCGATTGAGGCTGATTCTGTTCTTGCTGGTTACGCGAAAAAGGATGAGTTGAGCTCTCTGATTGCGGCGGCTGTCGCTGAGGCAAAGCTTGCGGCATATCCAGTAGGCTCTATTTATTGCTCCATTGATTCGACCGACCCAGGGGCACTCTTTGGCGGAACTTGGGTGGCAATTGGGGCTGGCCGTGCTTTAGTGGCAGCAGGCGGTGGATTCGCTGTGGGGAGTGAAGGTGGTTCAGATACCCACACACTGACTGTAGAAGAGATGCCGTCTCATGCACATACTGCGTGGACGGGAGAGGCGGGATGGCATGGGCACGCCGCAAGAACGGACACAGCCAACCTCACGGGCTCTTTCAACCCGGGCGGTCTTGGCGTCTCAGCCAGCGGCATCTGCAGCCTTGGAGCGGGCGGGCAACCGTCAAACAAAAATTACTATACCGATTCCTCCATCGTGAATATTAATGCCAGCCATATGCATAACGTCGGAGTCGACGGCGCAGGGAACCACACGCACACGGTGGGAGTTGGGGCAACAGGGGGTGGGCAGGCGTTTAGCGTCCGCAACCCCTACATTGCGGTAAATATGTGGCGGCGTACGGCATAGGGCCACAAATATCAATCTTTACATTTCAATAGGAGCAAACCATGACCGTTTACAACCGGTATACCGTTCAGATTCTCATGAACTGTGATTCTGCGGATTCCGCCGAAACTCAGCGTAAACTCCGCGAGGCGCTTGCCTCTGTGCCGAAGACTCGTGTCCGAACAATATCTTTTGATGTTTGGATGGACGCCAATAAGGGAATTGAGAAGACATACGACGAGTCCGGGGACGAAATCACGGATTCTGCTGCTGAAGGCTGAGCAATGTCTTTGATGGGGGCACAGGTGGATCTGATTCCTGATTTTTCATCCCGCGTTTTTCTGGCGGTTGGCGGGATTCTGGGAGCCTTGTGCTCCTTTCTTTTTGGCCCGATCGATGACGCGATTGAATGGCTGTTTGTTTTTATCGTAGCCGACTATTTGAGCGGTACTTATGCCGCAATGAAGACCGGGCAGTGGAATTCCCGTACGGGGTTCCTTGGCATCACCAAAAAGATCGTCATGCTGAGCCTCGTGGCACTTTGCCATGGGCTGGATATCACTTCGGTTATACCTTTCGTCAGTGTCAGGGATGCGGCGGTCTTTGCTTTCTGCCTGAACGACTTTGGCAGCATCCTGGAAAACATTGAGCGCATGGGGTATGGGTCAATCATCCCGGCGCCGATCCGCAAGATGCTGAAGGCGATGGAAGAGCGGTCAGAGGCGATGGCGTCAGACGTGGTGAGTGGTGGAGAGATTCACCGGCAGCACAGAGACGAATAGAAGGATAGGGGATCCTCCCCATCAAACGAAAACCCTCGAGAGGAACGAACTCCCGAGGGCTTTTTTATTCCACTTAACACAGATGAACTTATGCACAACGCCAGTATAGCTGAAATTCAAAAACTAAAGCAAGAGGTTGGTGTGCTTATGGATATGCAGAAAGAGCAGGAAATTGAAAGGCGTGTGCGGGCCGAATCTTGTCCTTTGGCTGACAAAATAAGGAGAGATCATGGCTGAAAAGAAAGAATTTTCGGTGTGGGACCCGGCAATTGCGGTCCCCTTCATTAAGTCGAACGAGGGGTGCCGGCTGGCTTCCTACCGGGATCCTGCGGGGGTATGGACTGTGGGTTATGGCTCTACACGCCTGGCATCTGGGAACCCTGTCATCAGAAACATAAAGATTACTCAAGAGGAGGCAGACGAGCTTCTGGAGTCTGAGCTTTACCGTCTTCGTGATGTGCTGTCCCGATCTGTCAGGGTCGCGGTAACGCAAGGGCAGTTCATCGCTTTGTTGGATTTTGCATACAACTGTGGAGCTGGGGCACTCCGCAGATCTACTCTCCTCAAACTTTTCAATGCCGGCAAGGTAATTAATGCGGGGTATGAATTCAAGCGTTGGGCGCGAGCGGGAGGGAGGGAGCTTCCGGGGTTGGTAAGGAGACGAGAGGCAGAGAAGGAGCTCTTCCTCAGTTAAAAGAAATCCCCGGCAAGAGCGGGAACTCTTCCGGGGCATTAATCGACACACATAGATGGACCACATCTACATGAAAGATGATACCAAAGAAAGAATAGATAAGCTAGAGGCTTTTATGGATGAACAGAAGTTGAAACAGGCTCAGCAAGCGGCTATCAGCGAATACAAAAAGGAGCGTTTCCACTTCTGGAAAGAACTCGTGCTGGTCGCCTGCGCCGTTATTGGGGGCGTGCTGGGCGTCATCGGTTTTATCCGATCTCTGTAAAAAACCCCGGCAAGAGCTGGAACTCTTCCGGGGACTGGTAATTTGTACGCATAAGGTTTGTACATGAAAAATTATATCAAGCGCAATGAAAATTTGGGGCAGCGTATGAGAGATATGGAACTTAAAGAGGCATTTTTCAGAGGCGTAGCCACTGGGGTTAAGTATTCAGCTCTTGCGTTTGCTGGTGCTACAGGGCTTGTCTATACGATTGTTCAGATCGTGCTTGCTTTGAAATAACTGAAAACAGAAACCCCCGGCAAAAGCCGGGGGATGACGAGAAGCGAGGACTCAGGGCAAAAAGGAGAAAGCTCTCGTCCCAGCCATTATAGCTATATTAATGGCCCGGGTTTGCCTGATGATATAAAAAAGCCCCGGAAGAGCACACGCTTTTCCGGGGAGACCAATCGACTGATTTGATACAATCATGGTAAGGAAAAAAACCTTACGCAAAGCATTATAGCAAGGTTCCAGAGGGCAGGGGCTCCCTTTTGGATGGTTCTTTATTAGAGTAAGGGCTAAACTCGGTCTTTTAGGCCGAATTGCTTGAGGACAGCATTAGCGGTATGCCGGGATCTGCTGTTTCGGTCTACTGGGCGTTGAATTTTGTCGTTTCCCCAAATCTCATGGTCACCTCTGCCCGGCCGGAGAAAGCGAAACCCGTTGCGTTTCAGGATTTCTGTCAGGTGTTTGTAGAAGCCATTCATACCCCCCCTCACGCTTGGGCAAACCTTAAAGAGCTTGAGATATGAGAAGAGATGGGGTGTTTCCTGAATATGGTTTCCATGGCGTCATCAAAAACTGCATTAAGTTCTTTTTGGAGGCCATCCCAGGTAGAGGACTCTGCAACACAGCCGAAATCGGGGAGAAAGTCATCACTTACTGCTACGAAGACTTTCGCATCACCATCCCACCTCACAAAAACTTTTACTTTTAGCGGAAAACCAAATCGAGCTGCGATTTTCCACCCAGGAGCCCCAACTCTGTAACTGATCATTTTGTATCTCCTTTCTGTAGGAAGTGATGATACGCAAAATTTTCATGAATGGATAGGAATAATGGGAAAGAAATTGGCCGTTGCAGTCATCATTGGCGCTTTGATAGCGTCTGCGTTCTGGGGGTACTCCAGAGGAAGATCCTCGACGGCGGAGAAGTATGAAGCTCAGATCAGCGAGCTTAAATCTGATTGGCAGAAGCAGACCCGGGCGGTAGAAAAGGAGGCGCAGGAACGCTATGAGAAACAATCAAGGCAATTGGCTGATGCGCTTGCCGCGCGAGACAAGGCTTTATCTGACGCTCGCGCTGTGCGGGTTACTGCTGTCCGGGTGCGCGACGCCGCAGACACCAGAGCCGAGAGTGATCTGCAAGCAGCCAGAGATACCGGAGACCGTACTCAAGAGCGCCTCGCCCGATGCGAAAGCCTACTCGGAGAAGGCGCAGAACTGGTTGGAGAAGGCGCAGAGCTTTCTGTACGAATAGCGGCGGATAAAGATGCATTGTCTGCAGCACGATGAAATCCCGTGTATACTTTTTCTTAGGTGCTCAAAACACCTCAAGTAGCGGATACCGCGTCCGTCAGATATGCGGATTTTTTATGGCCGAGCGTGAGGCTAATACAACACCCTCGCGGGAATATGCCCGCCGTCTACTTGCGGTTTTGAGCGCTTGGCCACCCTCATCAAAAAAGGGTGATATCAAAAGTTCAAGTAGGAGTCTTGCCATGCAAGCTCACGCAGGTACATCTTCTATATCTTTCCCTATCGTTACCGCTTTTGCCGGTAAAGCGACTACTACGTCATTCGATGTCGCAGCCTTCTTTGAGAAGCGCCACGATCATGTGCTTCGTACGATCGATAAGGTTCTTAGGGGGTCCCCCGAATCTGCAAAACCCAATTTTGGGGTTTGCTATGAAAACAATACGTTACAGAACGGGAAGCCTCAAAAGTACTATCGTCTGACCCGCGATGGGTTTACTTTCGTCACGATGGGGTTTACTGGTGAAAAAGCAACTCGCTTCAAGTGGGCATACATTGAAGCCTTCAACCGCATGGAGGCTCAACTCAGAGGCACCGTGCTTCCCTCTCCACTGATTACCCCGGCTCAGCAACTGGCCGTCAGGAACGCAATTGCAAAAAGGGCCAAGGATTCGAGCGTTGCATATCAGACGATTTACCATGCACTCTATACCCGGTTTCAGATCGCCAAGTACGACCAACTGAAAAGTTCAGATTTTGACACCGCACTAAAATTCATAAGCACTTGCGAAGTCGTGCCTCAACTTCAGAAGCCCGATATCCCGTCCGAATCTGTGGTACTGAATAAGGACGAGGTGAATCAGATTCTTGGTTTCATCTACAACTGGCGGTACCTATTTCGGAAAGATATCGAGCGGATTTACGATTTGATGGTCTTGCTTCAGTCGCCGTTGGCACCTCACTTTTGGGAAGCTATCCACGATTTAGGTCTTCCTCTTCTGGAAGACAACCTCAGAAGACAAGGATACGACGTCAAAGATCTGCCATGCTATAAGCACTTGATGGGACTTTCGTAAACGAGTTCCCGGGCTTCTTATTTAGAGGAGCCCGGGAGAGAAGGTGCAAGTCTGGCTGGAGAAGGTGCGAGCTTATCTGTCAGAGTAGCCGCGGATAAGGAAACAATGAGAGCTACATGCGTGGCGGGGGATATGGCAAATTTTGTTGGTGGTTCTGAGATAATTGGGAACTGAAGTGCAGAGCGGGGTCATTTGCCAGCTGATGGTATAGCTGTTTGCCTGCGACATGGATGTCTTCGTCGTTCGTTTTGCTCCAGAAATCAGGACTATTCTTCAGATTGATATTGCTGGCACTGATTCCCATCCATTCGGCCATTCCCTCCAGTAAACGGAATCCTGTTCTATACGCCGGATTGACATCGTGAGCTCTGCTGTCAGAAGAAATATTCAGAAAAGGTACTTCATAGTTCTGACGAAAAGCGGTCCCGTGCATGAGCTCTTTGCCCAAAGGGGTTCCCAGTTTCTCTTGCATGGAAAGCCCGTGATCAGAAAAATATAAGAGTGACCATGAATTACCGGCTTCAGTTTTCAGAAGATCAACAGTCCTTTTAATGAAGGCGTCGGAGGTGCGGTAAGTAGTCAGATAGCAATTCATCGCACTGTCTCCGACATTAAACGCAACAGGACGCCCGGACAGACGTTCACAGAAAGTTGGGTGCGACCCCATCAGGTGGACAAAGATCAATCTGGGCTTATCTTCTGACGGTTTGACCTTCAACACCTCCTGAATTTTGGGTAGCAGATTATCGTCATCTACATTTTCGTCTGCCCAATTGCCCTTCAGCCAGATTGTGTGGTGGCTTCGAATGCCGATCTGAGCAATAGGGTTGTCGAATGGCCCGCCACGCCCCTGATTGGAAATCCACCAAGTGTCAAAGCCAGCGGCATTGGCGAGAGTAACAATGTTGTCATCTTTGCTGTATTGCTCAGAGCCGGGAATGTTGTAAGAAAGCATCCTTGGCAGCGAGATAACAGTATTGCCACCAGCGGTAATAAAGTTTGAGAAGAAGATGCCGTTGGCGCTGTTTAAATACGGAGTCGTATTTAGTGGATAACCGTAAACAGATGCGTAATCGCGCCGTTGGCTTTCACCAATAATGACGACATAGGTTTTATATCGAGGCTTGACGGAAGCGATTTGCCACGAGGGAGTACCTAGCTTTTCTTCTTCCTTTAGGGCGGCATAGCCATCAATTACACTGGGTCTGAGGAGACGGAAAAAGTAAACCGTCTGGATTGCTTTCGAATTTACGGCGCTTCCGAAAGAAATCATTTCCCCGATGATGAAAGACGCCACGCCGATACCCAAAATGATTTTTGCTGAAACTCTGATCTTTGAGCTGTAGAAGACACCTATAAAACCGCTGGTCAAAAGCCCAATGACGCCCGCGAAAACCTGCCAAGGGATGTTCGTGAGAAATTCACCTGCTTCTGCGGGATTGGTCTGCAAAACGGCTATTGAAACGATGAGGCTGGGTTTCCCGTAAAGCAAACCTGCCGGCATATAGAGCCCGAAAATCAGAATAAGAGGAAGAGCTACGAACCAGCGCGTGATTCTGTACTGACTGAGGGCAAAGAAAATCAGCACCACAAACAGGATATTTTTCCAGTCCCATGCCTCAACGATTGATGGTTTGCCGTGGGCGAATCCCATGGCTGCAGGAAGAAGCAGGGAGAAGACCAAAAGCCCAGTAACTGCAATCAGATAAACAAAAAAGGTGGGTGGGAGAGTGAACGAATTGGATAATGCGCAGAATTTGCTTTTGTGCAGTAACATCGTATATTTTTTACCGTCAGCCGCTGCTAACTTCAGTTGACTAAAAATTGTAGTCAA